TGTCCTAGCATACTACTTGCACTATTGAAGATTTCTGAGCTAAAGCGTGATTCTACTTGCATACCCAAGTCCATCAAGTCTTTGTAACTTGAGGTAGCCATCTGTGCAAGCTCGTCCATCTCAGTATCAGCAGCTTCTAACCCTTTTACTTGGGGCAACGCAGCTTCAATTTTATCTAATGTGCTAAGTGCGTTTTCAGTTACTTCTTCCGTCATATCCGGAAGTGGAATAGTTAGGTCATTTTCGACAGACGAAGAAAGTTCAAAAAGTTGTTCTAGTTTTTTTGTCATATGAGTATTTAGTTTTACTTCTTCCCATTTCTGAAAATGTCATCTTCAGTTATTACACGAAAGCCGAACCCCTGAGCTTTGCAATACTGCGCCGCAGCTTGCCATTTGGCATGGTTAATTGCAACAACCATTCTATCTTTAGCATTTACTACCTTACTCTCAATAACGCTTTGCTTTTTAGGTTTGATTTCAACTACTTCTGCTATTTTTTTACTGAACTTGTTCTCATAAACTACAAAGAAATCAGGAACATATATGGTTGGTTTTCCAGTCAATGGATGCTTATATGGAATTCGCATTGACTCACTAGCCCAATATATGACATTGCTGTTAGTATCACAGAATGTCATAAAGGTAAGCTCCCAACCAGAACGATATCTGGGTTTATGATTACCTATATACTTTTGTGGATTTTTAGGAACAAATATCCCCTGAGCATATCTAGCCATATCACATGACTACGTTTCTCTGAACTGGTTCATTAGGCCTTGGAATGATACCAACACCATATAAGGATGCTTTTGGTCTAAATGTGTTGAGATAGTAGCATATGACTTGATTCATCTGCAATTTATTAGTTTTACCTTTAATAGTTGCTAATAAATCAAGAACATTGTAGTTTCCTTCTTGCGCAATTCTAAACAAAAGTGATGCAAACGTACTGGCTTCAGTTTTGTCGTTTGAGTTACCCAAGAAAAATGAGTACACTACATCCCAGTCTGTAGCATTCACTCTGAGTCTTGTGGAGTAAAAATTATCAAAAATTCTTACTGCGCTGTCGGTGGAAGTAATAGTAAATATAGCCATAATACTATTTATACTATATGTAACGGTCTTTATATGAATATGGGATTTGGATCTGATCCAAACGGAGCTTCTACTGGGAATCCGGTAACATTAGAATTACCGTTAAATTGATTTCCTGCTGTCGGCTCGTTCGTTATTACTGTAGGGGAGCGTGCTGCTCCTATAGTAGGTGATCCCCCTAATCCGGCGAAGCCAGGAGTTTGACTTGCGTTTGGAATATTGAACGGTGTATTTCTATTCAATGGGACGTTTGTAGCTGAGTCACCGAACATTTGATTAAGTGCTAGTTGAGCATTTGTATTTAAGTTTGGAAATTTAGTATTGTTATACTGCTGTTCTGCTGCGGCAGCGGCAAATGTTGAACTTCCGGATTGCAGTGATCGGACTGAGCCGCCTGCGCCATCTACTAGCCCGCCTTGCCCTAATACAGTACCGTTGGTACCTGTTGGGGTAATTGGACTTGGTGTGCGGTCATATGTTGCTTCGCTGCCGAACCCGGTTACGATATCTCCTGGACTTCTTCCATCTAAGTTACCAGCGTTATAGACTACAGTTTCATAATCTATAGTCATTCTATTTTCCATAGTACCGTTTCCGGAATCATATTTGTAAGTATCGTGTGCAAAATTAGTGATCATCGGATTTATAAGCGTGTACGCAGTAAAGTCATGTTGGTTAAAACCAAAGACTGTTATGTTATTAAAGAACGGTAGTTTAACGCCTGCGTCAATGAAATCTTCATTACTGCCTCCAGAAAAACCCCAATTGGTCCACCCTGCATCATCTTCATAGATGTCTCTATAATTATATGATTCTGTAGTTCGTAGAGGTGAGTCACCATCCTCGTCAGTAGCAGAATTAGCACCGCGTGTGGCTCTCAGCACATTAGAAGGCTTTGAGCCGTCTGTGTAGTAATATTTGTAATATGCTTCCCACAATTTGTTTATAGCGTTGCCGTTATCATCATGAAAGGATATTTCTATAGGATCATATTTGATTTTAGTTTGCACTATTCTTTTTCTGTTGTATTGATTCATTTGATGAGTGGTAAAATTGAATGAAGGTAGTTTAACTTCCTTCACTAAAATACCATAGTTGGCATCTGAAAAATACGCCTGAGGATTAATATCAAAGAATGTGTGGAATAGAAATTTGAATTTAGGGGTGTTTGCATACGAATTAGGTTTAAATATTTTAGAGGCATGTGTATAGTCTCTAAGGATTTGGCTGCCGAAGAAATCTCCGGCAGCACTATTCTGTAAACTTTCACCCCAATTACCTAAAGACATGGTATGCCCTAACTATTATAGTGTGCCGATACCCGTTGCAGAACCAGCTGAACCAAGAGGTGCTCTTCCAACAAACTGGCCGATACCACTTGTCAACGGTGCTTGAATTGCGTTATCATAGCGAATTGATAGTGCAATAGTTGCAGGATCGTTAGTCGCATAGTTTAACTGACCGTAGTTAGCTGATTTGATGAAGCAACCGTAGCATTCCCAAGTTTCAAGAACTGTAGGAACAAGTGTTCCGTTACCACCATCTAGAATTTCAATATTAGTTTGGAACTTATAGTCTTGTCCAGTTGCAGCAGATGCCTGCTCAACAAAGTCAAATTGCTTTTGAATTTGCTGACCGACAGCCTTTGAGACTGATCCAGATGCGTCATCACGGATGTTGACAGTCAATTCGCTCCAAGTGTGCTTACCAGCTACATACATTCTTGAGTTATATACGTTAAGCGTAACTTCATCGAATGTAAGATTAGGACGAGTGCAATCTACTACTTGTTTGGTAAGTTGTAGACCACCGTTGACATCAACCCCAAAGTTCAAGAAATTGACTCTAAAGCGGAACTGTAGTTTAGGCATCAACAGACCTTGGTTGCCGCCTGCGTTGTCAGATGCTACGGTCATGTTGAACAATGATTGTGAGGCTGTTGCCATTTTGTATTCTCCTGTTATAAGTATTTATCTTTTTATCAACGGGTGCCCGAAAGCACCCGTTGATAATTTATTATAATGTTAGTCTTGTGATAGCCCATTTGCTAATCCTGCAATTTCTCCAGTATTGAAGACACGAACCGGAATGTAGATGAACTCAATTGCCTTAACTGGCTCAATTGCAACATCTACCCAAAGCTCGTTTCTATCGATACGGGCAGGAGTGTTATTTGATTCGTCGCAAACTACAAGATAATCGTAGATGCCTCTCTTAGCAACAAGATCAACTAGAAGTGTTTGGACAACCCCTGAAATCTCTTGTCTTGTCAGCGCATCATTTGGTTCAAAGATGAACGGTCTTGCTGCGACTGTCAATTGACGACGAAGATAAGCAATAAGTCTTGCAACGTTAATTCTGTCAAGTGCTGACTGTGAATTAAAGCTTGATTTATTACCGTAGTTCAACAAACCATTTCCAGTGAAGAACACGAGTGGGTTGATTTGATTAGTATATAATACGTCACGAATTCCTATTCTTGTCTTGATTGGAACAAACTCACCTGTAATTGAATCAATGTAACCGATTGACGCTGCGTTATCAATTACCCCACGACGAGTACCTGCTGGGGCGAACCAAGGATAAGCGATACTATCGTTGCGAAGAATAGTTCTAATCATCATGTGTGATGGGGGAACTGCTACTAAATTACCACGCAAGTCATTAGTAATCCCTGATGGATAGAATAGACCCATATAAGTATCACGGGTTACTAGACCTTCTTCTCCGGTTGATGATACGCCAGCAGCATTTGTTGCCCACGCTTGAATTGCAGTTGCGTCATCTGGCAGTCTCATTGGTGTGTCACCGATAATAAATCCAGTTTGACCACGATCATTGTTAAGAATAATCATGTTAGGTTGCAATTCAGGATAATTCGGAGTTGCAATCAAGTTGAATGGATTGTCATCATCACGAATTGCACCGTTAGAATCAATTGCTGCTCTCATTGCTTGAACAACCATTGCTCTCTGGGCATTACGACCCATATAAGGAGCACCGCTTGACTCTAGACCACTTACTGAAACCCATGCGGCCTTCTCAACTGGAAGTGTCTCATCCGGGAATTGAGTTGTGTTAAAGTAGTTAGTGCGGTATTGCTTAACATTGTACCCTGAACGACGAGTGTTGAACAATAGCATACCTACTGGATAAAGTGACGTAGTTGGCGCATCCAAATCCAAATAATTGCTAGATAGCAAGCTCACAATCGATGGGATAGGATCGTCAACTGGGTTAGTTGTACCGTTAAGGGCCCAACGAGCGTCAGCGAATACTACGCCGGTTGAACTTGTCTGGTTAGTATTATCAATTCTTACCCACTGATCAACGGTATCAACTTGCTGCCAACGATTAATGATTGGATAATTGTCTAAGTCAGATGTATCGATCCAAATGTCGCCGTATGCCAAAGCAGTTCCGTCTGATTGTACAGTTGGTTCACTTGCACTTACGATTGGTCCGTTTGGATCCGTTAAGTTTGTACCGCTTGGGAGTGGGAAACCACTAGCGTCATAATTGACATTCTTATATCCTCTCCATCCAGCTGATGTGTTAACCATGATATCTACTTCGTCAACAACTGAGTAGAACCAATTAGTTAGGTTAGCAGGAGCAGCTACCGGTGCACCTTCGTTTGCAGTCATATCAAATTCAACCCAGTTTGATAACTGAGTAGTATAGTTTGCTACTGCTACGCCACTAACTGGTGTAATAGCTGTGACTGCACCAGAAACAACTGCTGTTACTTCAACAACAAGATTATTAGTAGGCGCTGTGCCGCCCATAGCACTTCCTAAGAAAGTTACGGTATCACCGACTGCAAAACCTGATCCTGCATTAGGAAAGCTTGTAGGGTTAACGTAATATTTTCCATAAGCTGTTCCAACATTAATAGATAGGTTTGCACCTAATCCACTACTTGATGATTGCACTGGCTGGAAGACAAAAGGGTCACCAAATCCGTTTTTCACTCCTAATGTTGATCCAGGAATGAATCCTGCGGCGCTTAGTAATGATGGAGTAGTGGGCAAGCCTGTGGTGTTGCTTCTATCATTCATGTAGATTTCACCACCTTGGGTATGTGTAATCTGAATTGCTCCTGCATCGGTTACAGTAGCAGTTGTATAAGGGATAGCAGTACTATTCCACTCATTTACAAAATCTGTAGCATCAGTGTCATCACCTAATGTTATTGAGTAAGTGCCACTAATTCCTGTTCCCGGCAAAGACACTATCACCTCAAGAGAATAGGGCCCAACAGTAAATGTTGGATTAGTAACGCTGCCCGTAACTATCGTTGGACCGGTTGCAAGTCTTTCCCAATAATATAGAGGAGGAGAAGCCTGAGAAGCAAATGTAGCTACATTAAAATCATACTGAGTATATACTGTTCCGGCTGGAATATTCTTACCACCAGTTGAATCAAGTGCATTAGTAGCAGCAACGTCAGAAGTAGCGTAGGATACTGTTTTAGGTACCCAAGTATTTAAAGTACTATTCCAAACAGAAATTGCAGTGTTTAGGCCAGATCCAGCTGTTCCGACTTTGAGCCAAACTGAACCACTTGGTCTAGGGAATGTTTGACCAGTAGTCCAAAGTGGCTGTTCAGCAGAAGTTCCATAATCGAAACCTGGCTGATAGTATGTACCAGCAGAAATACCCAAGTCAGCAAGAAGTGTTCCTGTTCCTGCAACAGTCAATGAAAATGGTGTAGTTACACCCAATTGACCAGCATTTTGAGTAGAAAACAATTGCAAACTTTGGCTTGTTCCTGTTCCTGCTGCTCTAGCCGACAAGAACTGGAAGTTTAGTAAATTGATTAGTGAGGCCATATAACTCACAGTATTATCAGGTGCGGCTGGAACAGTAAGTGTTGCGCCGAAACTACCGTTGATGTTAATAGTAAGAGTATCACCTGCAGTCAATGTACTTACTGAATTAGCCCCTTGAATAGTTGGCCATGATTCTAACCATTCCGGAGAACCAATTGATACCCAAACATTGTCAACATTTTTATAGAAGAATTGAACTGCATCAGCCGCAGTAGGTACTTCATAAGTTGGAATAGCGTTTACTGCGTAGTCGCCGAAAACACCGGTTGACTGTAGCGGAAATCCGCCGTCTAATAGTGATGAATCAGTGATTACGATCGGTTGCTGTAGTGTAAACTGACCGGTAACTGAATCAAACTCATTAATACCCCAAGTTGTGATAGAAGTGTCTAACCAGTAAGTTCCATCTTCAGGTGCACCACTTGGTCTACCTGTTTGTCCTACGAGACTTGCTAAGTCGATGTCTGCTCTTAAGCAAAATGCACGATTAGTAATGCCAAGTGCTGAATACGCTGCTAGCAATCCGTACTCGTTCAATTCATAACCCTGAATAGGAGTCCCATTCGAAGTAGTATAGAAGAACGGCTCTCCATAAAGAGTCACAAGATCACGTTGGCTTGTTACCTGAAATAGTTTTCCAGCATTAGCTGCGGTAGTACCAACAGCTACTCCGGTACCATTTGGATTTGCTTTATTCTCTGCTGTTGCAAGAAGAATAAAAGGAATTGAGTTAGTGGGTGCTGGAAGATATTGCGATTCGTCTGTAATCGTTACTTCTACGCCCGGGGATACTAGTGCCATAATTTAATTTCCTTTGTATGATTCTGAGGTTTACCACCTTCTTGATATATACATTACATCAAGATTCTAATAATTATTTAGTGTATAAGTGAAAAAACCTGGTTTAACCGAACCTTTAAAGGTTAAAATGCATAAATATTCTTATGCTAAAAAGGCCCATATGTAAAGAATGTAATAAGAACTATTGTGCGATAAACTACATCCGCAACGGTAAAACCTATTACCGAAGTATATGTGATAACTGCGGAAAAAAGAAGGCTAAGAAGAAACCTATTGTGCCCAGTTGGAAAAAGGCCGGATACAAAAAGAAACCGCAGTGTGATATCTGCGGCTTCAAGAGTATATATCCTAGTCAGATGACCGTCTTTCATATTGACGGTGATTTGAACAATATAGCATTCAGTAATCTACGAACCATATGTCTCAACTGCATTGAAGTCGTTAAGCGCAAAGAGGTCACATGGAAGAGGGGAGACTTAACGGTTGATTACTGATTCCATCTGTTTGTGTAGATGGTCAATCGTTCCGGTGTTGTCAATGTGATAATCGTAATCTAGTCCAATACTGCTATATTCGCTAGCATGAACATCATGATTCTGTTCTAGCAAGTCTTTAAAGTATGTCTTATCTTTGTCGTTATCCGCTGTAGTGTGCAATTCTGCTATTTCAAGCCAGATAGGATCTGCCCCACGATGCGTTCGCAAAGTAACGCCACCTGCACTCTTGATAGCGTGTACTTCATTAGCAAAGCGACAATCAGTGATTACGATATCATCCTTGATTCCCCGTAAGCGATTCTCTACGCTTGCCACCCAGATATCGTTATGAAAGTTCTTGCGGGCAACGTCTGTTCCCCATTGCTGCAATACCCAACGGGGAGTCAGATTAGGGATACCCAATCGTTCTGCCCACCAAGTGTCAATTTCTTCTCGCCATTCACGGCTGGCTTTGGTTGAACCCTCAAGAAGTTCACGGTCCCAATTGAAGATAACTGCTACGGCATCTTTCAATGCGCCAGCAAAGCTCATACGCTTGAAGCCGTGAAATGTGCAGAGATAATCTGCTGCTGTGTCTTTGCCTGATCCTATCAGACCTGTTATTCCTATTATCATTATTACACTATAACATAAGAAGTGAGTGTTGTCAAGCCTTAATCTAGTAGTAAGTTACCGACTAACAGATTCATTTGGAGACTGCTGATTTCGTCACGCAGATTTTCTTCTTGTTCAGGTGTCAAGGTACCGTCAGCTAGTCCTTGATTTAGTAGGTCAACAAGTTTATCGATAGTTTCTCTATCGTCAAGCATTAGCCTTGGACCCAAGTGAGTGGTTGGCTGTAATCTACGTAGTTCTTGAGTTCTAGGATTAATCTCTCTTGATCGGCTTTACTCTCAGCCTTCATCGCAGTACCGTTGAGAGTGGTGCCGCCACCTGGTCCTGCAATGCTACCAAACTTCTCACGAGCTTCACCGATGATGCCCTTAAGAACAGCAAGAATGTAGTCCCCTATCCAAACGCCAGCACCCGGATCTTGAAGCAGTTCAATTTCAGGACGTTGAACATCTGCCCAAATTAAGATACGTTCTCCTGAGCCTTTGAAGTCTCTTACTACTCTAAGTGCCTTAGTAACGGGATTGAACGTGTATGTTACATATCCACCGAACATACGAGCAGCTAGTTCAACGTAACCAGCATAGAAGTCATATGTCGCTAGTCCCCCGGTAAAGTTATAGTTCAACAGATAGGTGTTGAGAATGGCGCTTGAAAACGGGTCAAATGCTGTTGCACCAGGACCAGTTTCAAGACCCACAGTACGCCTAAAAAGCGCCCTAACGTTGATGAATTCTGATGGAAGCGTGTATATTTCAACGTTCTTCTCCACTCTCATAAGAGTGTAGCTTTCTACTGTTGCGTTTTGCGCTCTCTGTCTATACAACTTGATAGTATAGTTATAGGCAGCTTCATAGTGATCCGGATCTAATTCAAGATCAATAATATCTCCGCCCAAACGTAGACGAAGATTATCAAAGAGACCTTCCTTAAGTTGGGTTAAGTCAAGGTTAGTTGGTGTTGCTAGTAAATCTGCTGCCATAATTGTTTCCTGTTAATCTTATTTATCAGGAAACAATCATGTCAGTAGTTCTAACGTCATTTACTGCTGCAATTTTTCAGCCTCAATGATGCGTTTGATTTTCTTTTCTAGTTCTTCAATGTCACGTTTTACTAAAACATTAATGTCAGGAGATGTTGAACCTTTGAGTTTTAGCTTAAGATTTGCTAAAGTACGTTTGTGCAATTTAACAATCTTACTATCGGTGTCATCAGGCTTCATAAATCGCCTTCTTGACGGTTCTCGCTGTAGTGTGCATCAAACTTGCCGCCTGGATAGCGGTCTTCCAGCTTGTGTACGTTTTCAGCAATAACATCGTTAGGGTCAAGTCCAAGTGCGTTACAAGCGTTAGCCCAGTACCACGCAATGTCACCGAGTTCACGCTTCATATGGAAGATGTTTTCTTCATTGAGGGGCTTACCCTGGAAGAGAATCTTCTTCACAATCTCCTGAAACTCTCCGCCTTCGCTACCAAGACCAGTGCTTGCAGTCATTAGCAATGCAAGATTGACATTGGTGTTAGCATCAAGCTCCTTGAGGTGTTCAATGAGTGCAGTTAGGTCCTTACTTTGGTCACTGCATACAGAAAGGACGAAATCTGCGTACTTGTTTAGATCAATGTTGTTCATTTATAATTACCTTTTCTATATAATCACATATTTTGTATTGACTTTTGGGTCCCGGGTGAAATCCGGAACAGATATCTAGATAAAACGAAAAGAGGTTAAGTAAGTTTACGTTAGTCGTAAACCACTTTGGTTCTTTTCCGGTTATTGCTATAGGATTATCAGTTCCATATTTGGCTAAACCAAAGTGAGTTGTTGTTATTTTTTTATCTTTGAGATAACAACCTGCATGATGTATGGCGTGTAAACTTGTCATATATAGGTCATTGTCATCATGTAATTCATAATACCGTTTGGCGATATCGGTTTGTTGCCACGGACCTATGTTACACATTTCATCTTTGAGATAGAGCATACCTCTAGTAAAAAAGGACCAAAGTACGATTACTCTATCTTCATTCTCAAATTCAAAGTTTAAAATCCTATCTAATATCAGTTGATTGGATGCACCCGGTAGCGAACAATTTACTACAGGGAGGGCCAGCCGCTCTCCCAATAATTCGCCCCATACCATTTTGCTAGGAGAAGAACCAGGGCTACCGGCTGCTGTAACGCAATCTGGTAGCCCTTCCCCATATGTCAACGAGCATCCAAACAGAACTAATCTACTCATTAAAATGCTTTAAGGATAATCATGTCAATATTGAAGCGACCATTCGGGACAGCCTCAACAGCCTTAATCTCACTGAAATACTTACGAGCAGCAGGCTTACTACCCATGATAGCTTTAATCTGTTCAACGGGCTTGCGAAGCGTCTTCATGCCGCTTTCCTTCTTATCAAAGCCAATGACAGTATTGCCCTTCACTAGCAAGCACTTGCTGTAAGCGTCTGCAACGTAGTGGTGCATCTTACGCTTCTTAGTGTCATAGACCCAAGCTTCTGTTGCTTGATGAAGCTTGACGGGGCTTAGACCAGTAAGTTCAAGCATGAGTGCATCGTCCTTGAACGACTTGCAGTGCTTAAGCTTAGCAACGACCCGTTCAACGGGCACAGCCTTCTTAGCACGAGGCTTCTTAGCAACTTGCTTGAGACTGATGTAGCCATTGAATTCGGCAATGATATCCTCAATCAACTTGATAGCATAACGAAGCTGCATTTTGCTGTAGTTGCTATAACCTTCGTTCAGCTGGTCACACTTGCCTGCTTGAACTTCAAGATATTCGTTCAGCAGAGTGTTCCAACGCTTGATAGCTGATGCAAGATGCTGGGGAAGAACATTGCGGGAAGACAATGCACCGATGACCTTCTTGTCAATGCTGAAATCCTTAGAGAAGCCAGAATCAATAAATTCGTCAAACAGTGCTTCAATGTTGCCGAGGGCTTCATCAGCCTTTTCACGCATGATTTCCTGAATGTTGACTACCTTCTTAGGCTTTTCTTCGCCTTCGGTTTCTTCTTTCTTAGCAGTGAGTGCAGCACCTTCAAGAGCAAGGGTCTCAATCCACTTCACAATGCCAGTCTTGTAGCCATCTGGAACAAGGTCAGGATTAACTTCTAGCAGATGGGCGGTAGCAGCCCAGTGACTATACATATCAACCTTCCAATCGGGAAGACGATTGACCTTAGTCAAGACATCTTTGGGAAAGTTCTGCTTGATATATTCCCTAACCTTGTTGCCGCAATCTTTGCGCTCAACATCATAGTGAGCGAAGAACCTTGCCTTATCCCAGTTGTCTGTGGGCATCAAGCTAAAGCGATTGACGCCGCGACGAGGGGCACGAGTAGTCTTCTTAGTGGATTTAGCTTTAATGATTGCGGGGCGGCGAGCCATATTGTATCTCCTGAATTATCAGCTTATATATCACTATACAACGGTAGGCTTGAAATGTCAAGCCTTAAGTTTGTCAAAAATCATATTTTGTAGTTCGTTTTGTTCCTCAAACGAGAGGTAGAAGTCTGTAGTAGGGTCCCAATATGCACCCTCTTTCGGATCGTAGTACGTCACTCGTCCATTAGGATAGAAGAACGGACCTTCAAGACCCTTACGCGGTTGATACTTAGTTTCACGATCACGAAGAATACGATAACCCATCTTACTATCTCCTTGCTATATCTTCTTATAGCAGTTTTGGGTAACCATGTCAACCAAAAAAATAGCCTCAAATGAATGAGGCTATTTTCTTTCGTCTTAGTACTTTGCTCTAATGCCGATATACCCTGCTCTAGGATATGTACCATATCCCTTTGCAGTCTCATAACTTTCATTGAAGACATTTTCAACACGCCCGGTCAATTCAAGCGATGCAGTCAAGGGATAACGAACAGTTGCGTCTACTAATACATAAGAATCAATTTTGTTTGTATTAGCAGCATTCTCCCAAGCCTTACCCACGTAACGAATGGTTGCACCTGTTGCAAGTCCGTTCGTCCATGTATAATCGACACGAATTGAGGTAGAGTGTCGTGGACGACGAGGAAGGTCAAGTCCAGTATCCTTGTCAGTAGATTCAGTGTAGGTGTAGTTCGCAGACACCGCTAGATTAGTCAATGGAACAATCGTAGCAATGACTTCTGCGCCCTGTGCTGATGTAGTACCTAGGTTACTGTAAGTGTAGGTCCCAAGATCAAAATCAATTTGATTGTTAGTGTTGCGCTTAAAATAGTTAGCAGTAACATCAAACTGTTCATTGAACTTATGGGTGACTCCTACATCAAAACCCTTTGCTGTTTCTGCAAGAAGGTCATCGTTTCCATAGTCTCCGTACAATTGATAGAGAGTAGGGGCCTTGAAGCCTTCACCATAGCTTGCTCGTAGAGTAGTATCACCTAACGCATATACAGCATCGGCACCAAAGGTAGTTTCGTTTCCGTAACCGCTATGCCAATCACGGCGGGCACCAGCATTAACTGATAGATTAGATAGTGGCTGAGTTGCAAGTTGGCCATAGATGCTATCAATATTTGCTGTAGCTTGATTACCACCACGAAAGCCAGAATAGTTGTACTTAGTTTCAAAGTCATTTGCCTCGTGTTCGTAACCAAAGATAGCTTTGTTAGAACCTAAATCAACTGTACCCTGATATTCAAATCGCTCATTGATTCCTGCACTGCGAAAGTTTTCAGTGTTATTGGTTTCATAGTTGTAGCGATTTAGCTTTACGCGGCTATGTGATGCACGATTCTTGAACTTGCCATCAAAAAACGAAGCATTAATACCAGCGTAACCGCTTAGGCTATCAGTATTTGAATACTCACCGGTGTCAGCAAGAATATAGCGAGGAGCAGGGAAGCCGTCAAAACTGAAACGAGTTTCTAGATAATTGCTACGCAAATCAATATTGACATTATCAGATAGACGAATGCCTACTTTAGCATTTGCTGCACTAGCCTTGAAGCCATCACGCTCACTACCATTAGCAGCAGCAGAAATACCATCGCTGCGTTCATGTCCGCCACCTATCAGATAAGAGACAGCGCCGACAGTATCGCTAAGGTCAGCATATGCACGAGCAGTATCAGAGTAGCCATACTCTCCGCGAACACGACTAGTAAGATTATCGCTAGGAGCACGAGTAGTCAAACTTACCACTCCGCCAACTGCTTGGCTTCCCCAAAGAACAGAACTGGGGCCGCGTAATACCTCAATACGGTCAATATTGCCAGTGACCAAACTGCCAAAGTCAAAGCTAGCTGCTGGATTCGCAATATCGTTCATTCGCACACCATCTAGCAATACTAGAGTCTGTGCGCTTTCTGCTCCGCGAATTCTAACACTGGAAACGCTTCCGGTATTGCCCGAACGGTCAATCGTAATACCTGGGAGAGTGGCAAGTAGTTCTGCAATAGTTGCAGTCTGCCTATTTGTAATTTCATTACTATCAACTATAGTAACTTGAGTACCGGTATTTGCTATATTTGTAGGAGTGCGCAATGCAGTCACTACGATTTCTGTCTGTGCATAAGTTGTAGACGAAAGCATTAATGCTGCGGTGGTGGCAAAAAGTTTAAATGTTTTCAAAATAATTTCCTTTCTTATTTGAAGTATAGTTATAACATGTTTATAGAACCTTGTCAACCGTTATTTTTGTTATAGTGATACACACCTTGATTCTTGAAGTCGCCGGCGAGCATACCCTTATGCTGATGACAAAGCGGACATAGTTCGACTACATTAGATAATATGTTGTTCAAATGATTACCGTCAATATGATCAATGTGAGTTTTGCCAAGTGTCCAGGGTGCCTTATCATAATCGATTGCACAAGTGAAACCTAAATGACTGTCGGTATTGGTACAGCGTCCTGTACGAAATGGTGTAACACCAAATTTAAATGAAATCTTGTTATATCCTGCTTGATGACAAAGTCCACACACCGGGCGATAACGGGTGCCTGAATGTGCGACCGGACGATTGCAACCATGATTAATACAAATAGGACGAATATGCATGTTAATCAACCTTTCAATTCTGTTGTTGATATCTTCGCTATAAAGGTTTTGGCTAACCTTGTCAACCTTTTTTTTCGATAAATAACTATATGCCAAGATTAAGTCTCTATCGCCCTAATAAACAAGACGATTATCGTTTTTTAGACAGAACTATTTCCGAACAGCTTACGGTCGGAGGTACCGATCTGTATATTCACAAATACTTAGGTCCGCAGACGGGGACTACTTCCACAGACTTCACGCAGCCTAATTATGATGCACTTGATCCACTAAACATTCAAGATTTGCTGTTCTTAGAGAACCGTGACCGAGTATATGACAAGAATATCTATCGTTTGCGCGGACACTATAATGTACAGAACTTGGACTTTGACTTAAGCCAATTTGGTTTGTTCCTGAATAATGATATAATCTTTATCACTGTCCACTACAACGATATGATAGATCTTGTAGGTAGAAAACTTATGGTCGGTGACGTACTGGAACTACCACACTTGATTGATTACAATCCACTCAATGAGGCTATACCTGTAGCGTTGAAAAGATTCATGCAAATCACCGATGCTAACTATGCAAGTGAAGGGTTTACTCAAACTTGGTTCCCGCACTTGTGGCGTATCAAATGTGAACCGCTTGTCAGTAGTCAAGAATTTGATGACATTCTCAAAGAACCTATCAATCAAGACAACTATCTCGGTAACTGGGACAGAGATAGAACTTATCCGCCAGGCTACACAATTACCTTTGGTGATACTATCTACGAATCTATCAGCGAAGTCCCGGCAGGTGTTGCGCCGCCGAATGCAACATACTGGCAGCTAGTTACTGGTAATAGTAGCTTAGCTGACATATTATCTACCTATAACAAAAACATAGCAATCAACAACGCCCAACTTGAAGAAGCTAAACGTATTGTTCCCAAAGCCGGATATGATTCGAGCAAACTATACGTTGTTCCTACTTATGGTGCATTAGAATCAAATAATGTTCCATCAGGTAAGATAAATGAGCCGGCCCCACCAATTAACGTAATCACTTCAAGCAATACAGGAACTGCTATTCCAGTAGAGGGAACTGTAGTGTTTATGCGTAGTAAAAAATATAAAAATGCTAGTGCAGGAATCAAAATCAAGAAAGAAGTCCTAACTAGTATTTGGGATATGACTGCTGATGCAGATATGTCAGACAAACTTGATAAATTTGTTCAGGCAAGTCTGAACATGGTAGAAGAAGCACCTGTTTTAATAGGGAGCGGTTCTGGCTCAGTAGAAACTACCAAGTCTCTCGCAGTACAGTCATTGGGTATAATCACGGGTCCATATGGTACGGCTGACAATACTTACGCAACCGCAGACCAAAATCCAGAACTGCCGGGCTTTACGGGTGATATAACTCAAAATATGGACTATCGTGCAGACTGTGATCCTGGATTTCAGTATATTACTAGATCAAGTCCTAGATCATTTGGATATAGCACAGGTTACCTGACGGGTGACGGCGAAGCACCAAATGGTTTCCCCGTTGGTGCCGGTATTGCTTTCCCGCAAAATCCACAAGTAGGTGACTATTTCTTACGTATTGATTATATGCCGCAAATATTATATCGCTGGGACGGCAAGCTGTGGATTCGTATTAGTGAAAATGTAAGAACTGATACTGGATTTACTGCTGAGGACACATCACTATTGTCCGGCTTTATTAACAACCAGGGTGAAATCTATCTAAATAATGCGGGAGAAGTTGTTCCTCAAGCACAACCACTATCGTCTGTGTTGCAACCTACCCTAGACCCAGTACCCCCGGAAGTATAATAAATGGCACAATATTTTTACGATAATCAAATAAGAAGGTTCTTAATTCAGTTTGCTAAAATCTTTAGTAACTGGTATGTTACTAAAGGTAAAGACCCTAATGGAAACGACATTCTTGTTCGTGTACCAATTATGTACGGTGATAGCAGTAGACAAGCATCCACTATAATCGCAAACAACAGTGCGAGTAATTTACCTTCGGCACCATTAATTACCTACTATATCAGCGGTCTTGAGTATAATCAAAAATGGACGCAAGACCCAACATTCGTTGATAAGATAAATGTTCGGCAACGGGCTTATAATCAAGAAACACAAAGTTATGACACAACGCAAGGCCAAGCATTTACTATTGAGCGAATAATGCCAGTGCCGTATACTCTGCGTATTAGTGTAGATTTTTGGACTACTAATTATCAACAGAAATTAGAGATTATTGAACAATTGGGTACACTGTTTAACCCAGCATTAGAATTACAAAGTACTGATAACTTTGTTGATTGGACTTCATTGAGTGCAGTTTTTCAGGATGGAATAAACTTTTCTAGTAGACAAATTCCCCAAGGTACCGGTAATCCTATTGATGTTCTGACTTGGAAATTCTATATGCCAATTTGGATCACTACATCAAGTAAGCTGAAAAAGCTAGGTGTTATTCATAAAGTTATTGCTAGTATTTTCAAAGGGACTGCATTAGATGACATTGAAGATGAAGATTTACTGTTAGGAACTAGACAAAAAATTAGTCCATATGGATATAAGCTACTACTGATGGGTAATCAATTGCAGCTATTGCCTCAAGCTACTGCATTTTATCCTCCCAATAGTTCACTTGAGCAACCCGTAAACCCCAATAGTGATTTGTATTGGAGTAGTTTACTAAATGTGTACGGTGCAATAAGACCGGGTATTAGTCAAATTTGGCTACAAAATCCATATTTGGAAGATGATATCGTAGGTACTATTGTTCCCAATCCAGTTGATGATAGATTCTTAATCTATAACATTGACCCTGACACTTTACCGCAAAACACACTTGATCCAATTGATGCTATTATTAATCCCCAACTAACCGGACCCAATGCAGGTTTACCGGGACCTTGGCCTGGAGCTAGATATCTTATAGTTGAAGACATCGGAAACGATGCAGATGATACTGTTTCTTGGGGAACCTTAGTTGCACAGGCAAATGATATTATTGAATATAACGGAAGTTCCGGCGAATGGGAAATTGCATTCTCTGCTGATGAAGCAACTACTGTAGAATTTGTAACTAACCTAACCACTAATATTCAATATAGATATGTTCCCGGAGACGGAATGTGGATAAAGAGTTACGAAGGTTGGTATGGCGAAGGTGACTACTCAATTGTCATCTAATACAACCCAAGCTGCTGGTGTCTTTTTCTATAGTAATAGTACTGACAGATATCTATATTTGTTAAGAGCAGATAGTAAAAATCCTACATGGAGTATACCTGGCGGAAAAGTTGAAGATGGTGAGACATTATTTGACGGCATTGAAAGAGAATGTAGTGAAGAAATTGGATTCTTTGATAGCTCTTACAAATTAATTCCTATTCAAAAATTTGTCAACAACAATTTCATATATCATACTTTCTTCTGTAAAGTAGATGATGAGTTCGTGCCTATGCTCAATGACGAACACTTTGGTTATGCATGGGTAAGGCGCGGCCTATATCCTAAGCCGCTTCATCCTGGTTTATTTTCTACGATTAATATTGATATTGTGATTGAAAAGTTGAATAGTCTTACTTGATTACATTCCGAGAAGTTTCTCTACAAAAGGGAATCCAATTGCACCTGCTAGAATGCCAGCTCCCATAAGCATCCATCTCCATTTTTCTAGAGCAGATACTTTCTTTTCAACCTTTGCGTGTTGTTCTTTATTTTCTTCTTGGAAGTTTGTAATGAGTTGTTGTGCTGCGGCTGCGTGGCCATCAATATGAGTGCGCAAACCCTTCAGGTCAGTTTTGATATCATCCATTTTTTCATTTAGATATCCATACTGTACCTGAAGGACTGCGATTTCTGTCTCAGTTTCTTTCATCTTTTGAACTGTAGAAGCCTGAGCCATCTTTTATTCCTTATGCGCTTGCGATTGTAACAATCGGATTTGGCTGACCATTGTCTACGTTTGCAACTGCGGCTGAGTTGAACGATGAAATGACATCAGGGTTAACGTTAGCTAATACTGCAAGACCTGTACCAGAACCAGTTCCAGTAGCAGTAAAGGTGATACCAGTCATGCTAGCCATTGCGCCAACTGCTGTCCAGTCAGTAGTACCTGCACTGTAGATTGTATATACAGTACCTGCTGACAATGAGCCTGCCGCAACTGTTGCTGGGAATAGTTCTGAGCTATGATCATTCACGCTGGAAACAAATTGTACGCCAGAAGCTGCGTTAGTTGCTCTGATTGACATTGTGTTTGGAAGCAATGCAGTATTTGCAACGTTTGCAGTATAAACCGCGCCAGTTAGACCAGAAGTTGTACCAGTTACGAGATACTTTGTCTTGCCCTTTTGACGAACAATGAAGCCTGCTTCTGGAGTTGCATAAATGAATGCTGAACCAGCAGTAATAGCAGCAGTTGCGTTAGATGCTAAAGTAATAACATCCTGAGTTGCATATGATTCTGCATCTTCGTTAGTTAGACCAACGTTAGCGCCGCCGGGTGTAGTTGAAACACTGAAAGCAGCAGCATTAGCAATAGTCTTAACAAAGTAAGTAGTACCAGCAGTCAATCCACCGATATCAGTGTCAAGAATTACTGGAAGATTTGCAGTAAGAGTTTGTGCGTTGCCAACAGTAGTCAAGAAATTACCGGTTGCAGTTGCATTTGAGATTTCAATGTTTGGCTGAGCGTTGCTGCTTACATAACCAAGTGTAGTTGGAACACCGTTTGCTGGGATGTACTGAATGACGCTTGCAGCACCAATAGTAGAAAAACTGGTACCGAGACCGCCTACCTTAGTGCTTGAAGTAGAAACAGTATACAGAGTACCTGTACCATTAACACCAATAGCAACGTTAGCAAGAACTTGCTTACCGAAGATTGCAGTGTTACCACCGACTACTGAGTAAGTATTTGCGTTTGTTGCTGGCCATTGAGGTCCGGTTGGGTTGTTGAAGTATGCATCAACTACACCAACTGACAATGCTGATGCAGTTGTACCGGTAGTCAATGTAACCGGAGTAGATGTTGGGTTAGCGTTTAGTGGAGTTGCAGAAACAGTGAATGTTGATGCACCAGTGATTGCTAGAATATAGAAGGTTGTAGCAGCGGTCAAGTTTGTACCAGTTGTGATGCTAGGTACGAACGGCATACCAGCAATAACACCTAGTGAGCTTAAATTTTGAGAAACTGTTACGATATTTGTTGTTGCAGTAGTATTAGTTACTGTCAAGACTGCTTGAGCCTTTGCGATTTTTAGTGGACGTCCCATTTGTTTTTCCTTAATGTTATATGCGAGTTCTAGTCGCTACGCAGTGGGTACTGCATAAGTTCTCCTCATGAGAACATATAAAGTATTTAGCTTTTTTGCGTAATTATTCGGTGCCTGTATTGGCATGTGGCATGCCTAATTCTGTAATACTGAATTCTGATCCGGCTCCGCTGCCAGTTGTTAGAAATGCTACTACATTGCCTTGGCCACAATAAACGCTATTATAGCTGTCATTAGCAGAATAAATCGCTGACTGCTGAGTAGCAATTGCGTAAGGAACTCCTGCATTATTGAAAGTGTATGCAACATTTGATAGGGCTACTCCTGCGTTTGCAGTTAGCGTCAAACTAGTAGCATTAGCAATATTTGCTACAATTCCTACTGTTGTTCCAGTGGTATTTCCTATCCAAGCGCCGATTTCTAGCTGAGTGTTAAATGCAGTTCCTACACCAGTAACTGTTACTGAGTTAGTTGCTGCTGTGGCTGTTCCAGTGCCTGCTACTCTAGGGTAGCCTGTAACAGCATGAATGCCAGTACCAGTAGTTGATATTCTAATCTTATCGGTAGCAATAACTGCTGATTGCTGTGATACTAAATTACCTGTATATACATATGATGCCATTTTATTATCCTTATAATCTTCCG